CGCGGCTTGGGGGCGCGATTCTTGGCCTCAACGCGGCGCTGTGCTGCCCTACGCATGGCTAGTTTAGCGGTTCCTGATCGTCGTGTCGAGGGCTTGATTCGACTACCTTTATTGATTTCCCTGTTAATATAACCAGTGGGGTTAAGAGTTCCACCCTTATGTGCGACAGGACTCCCAGTCATATAGATATTATGTCTCATGCCTGCACCTTATCTGAGTAATCAAACCAAATACCTGCAAGCAAGAAGTAATATCCCTGCTTCACGGGCCTGTCTGGGGCTTCTGCATTATACGGAGGATACGTAACAGAGTTGTAGTTACGTGTCAGATCGAAAACAAACTCAATTGCTCGTTGCTGGGGGATGGGGAGTTGGTAGGTTCTTTTGATGAGTCCTGTGGCCACACCACCGACAGGCTTCCAAGGTACCGAATCCGCACCGTCAGGAACCGTAGGATAGAAGTAGTATTCAGGGTTGGCGCCTGATGGCCCAGCATTAAAGAAATAATCATTGTAATTGATACTAAGCTTCCAAAGACCAGTGGGGTAAGTAACAGGATCAAATTCAATATCCGACAAAAAGAACCGCATAAAATAGCGATAAAGTTTCTTGAAATCAAGAATACTATCTCCGACAGCCGAAGCGGTCCTAATTGCGACAGCAGGGATGTAATGCGTCACGCCAATAGGGGGAGGGCTGCCGAACACTTCATCCTCATGGGAATCAAGCGTATAGTAAAAGTTGTCCTCATACGGCTTGACGTCCATGTAGACGATACGGTTTTGGTCGAACGTATTAAATAACATATACTGGATATCAGAACTCGACTTCTGACAGGGATACATAGAGGACCCCGGCGCAGCGATATCAGCCGTGTAGGTGAAATCCCAGCGCGTCCATCCACCTGTAAATCCATTCATACAGTACCAATGTTTCACACTGTTAACTGTATCATTAAAGCCGAACAAGATGTTATCATTCAGAACTGTGATGAAAATATCATCGTCAGCAATGTTCGGTCGATCAAGACCAAGTTCGACACGCAAGTTAAGCTGACGCTGAATGTCAATAAAGTCTGTAACATCTACGCGGAAGATTCCCTTGGTATTCGCAACCACAAGAGAGTTACGATACAGCACGGAATCTAATGCACCGAGTTCCGTATTGAATTTACGAAAGTAACCGTCATCATATGGATCAGCCTGATAAGTAAAGATGAAAGACTTGAACCGTTTGAAAATGTAGAAGTTGTTATTTAGGTACTGGACAGTAGTAATACCGTCAGATGAATCACTGCTAGGCTCCACATTGATAACACGAGAGATATCATTCCCATTACCGCTATAATCGGGAGTACCTGTGAAGTCCAATACGTAAGTAGCAGGTGAGTAGGTGAAAGTAGAAGACGCCTTATTCCAAAGGAACAGGCGATCTTTAACGATAATGCCACCATCGCTCCCGGGGACGTTGAGGGAACTATTTATTGCCTGAGGAGAAGTCGACAGGTCGTGCGGTGCCACATAAGAGCCGTTAAGGCTTGCAGACATGAAGAAAATACCATCATGTCCGTTCGTTACTGGTGACAGGGCAAGACCTTTGTGCGCAATCACATAGTTGAACTTGATACTAGAAGTGTTTGACCAATAAAGAGTAACACCACTAATTAGATCATTAGGGTCAGTAACCTTGTAAATCTTAACACTCGTACCCTTGACTGTCTGAACAAGGGTAACGAACTCACCAGTGCTCAGTCGAACAGAACCAAGAATTGTTGTAGTTCCGGTGTCTGTAACAACAAGACCATCATAAAGGTTGGGCACCACCTTACACCCCGGTCTGGGTTCAATAAACCCGTCCGAAGTAAGTACCACGTTATCTGCTTGACCGAGTTCTGTCGGTTCCAAGAACACCGACAGGTCACGGTTAGAAACAAGGTTAAGCCCCTTAGGCCACGGGCCGAGAGAACGTGTCCTAGTGGTTCGACTAGTCATCGTACTCCCTCACGTAGGTAATACTAGGATAAAACCCATCACCTTCCGGGTTCTCAGAATCCCCACGCGAACGACTCACTCCATCCCTGAACTGAGCCATTTTCAGATTGTAATGGTCTAAGTCATCGTCTAATTCTGCTGCCTGAGCAATACAGTATTCAACGATCCGGTTGTGGTAAATCTTGGGAACATCAGGTTCCCTGTCGGTCGCGTTAGCATCTAACTTATCAGGAGCCTTAACGTAGTAAACATCCATGGTCCCGAGATCCGAAGTAGGAACCGGGAACAGGTAAAGTTTACCTTCAAGAACCCAATAAGAGTCAGGATTACCCTCAGCTTCATATGCTTCACTGATCTGCTCATACGTAGTTCCGCGCAACTTCATACCGTTGACACGAACCGAACGAAGTTTCAACAGATCAGCAGGGAGTGCATATTCAGACTGGTTAGCAAGAACGCTCGTTCGACCGCGCTGCATTACACTCGTAACAGATGCATCATTAGCGATCTCGATGCATGCATCATTAACCCAACGAACGATATCATCAGTAGTAATCTGACTTTGAACATCATCACCGAACTGCCTCTGGACCCGCGTGATGATTTCAGCTAACTTCATATCTACCTCTTTTAAAGGTGAAGAGTACGACCGCCATGCTTGAAAGTGTGCTTCTTAGTCTTGAACATTGTTGCCATGAAATCAAGACTATCTGCTAATTCTTCTTCATGCCTTCGCGCTTGAATTGCTCTAGCCGCTTTATTCTTAGCATCAATGCGCGCCTGTACGTCGTTCCTCGTTGTGTCGCCTTCATACACCCGTGCGAGCACAGATTCATTAAATGATTCCTCATTCTGAACGTAGAAAGCAATAACGACACGACCATCCGACAGGCGCTCAGTAATAGCAAATGCCGGGTCAGTAGCACCTCTACGATCCGGGGGAATCCACACAACATTAAGCCTACGGTCATACTCACGAATAAGCTCTACAATACGGCTAACACGAGCACTGATGAACCGGCCATCGTCATGTGCGGTTGGCAGGTCCGTGTCCATCACGTAAACCATTATCCAGCAACCTTCTCACAGATAAGTGTAAGCCACTTAGAATACCTAGTATTTCCCCTAACGAATTCGAAATCGTCAGAGCAGTCTAACTCCCACTGTAATGGGCGACCCTTCTCACACAATTCAAACCAAACGTGTGTAATCAGGAAGTTAACGCTACCATCCTCAGCAGCAGCAGTTCCATTCTTACTGATCGGGAAGTCCTGATATGCCGTAGGATCATCTGGACTCTTACGAACCAGACGAAGCCTAACAGTACCCGTCTCGCACCCCGGCTTAAATTTAACATGAAGGTTGAGGTACTGTAGTGCAATAAGAACACCAAAACCAGGAGCAGCGTACCGACCATTATCAATAGAAGTGTAACGCCTTCTGAACACCTGAATGTCTTTAGGCTTACCGCTGAAATGATAGGAAATCTCTTTTAAGCGAAGCCTGTAAACAGACACGTTATTCTCCTTGGCTTGACCATCCTCTTCTTCGGTATCATCAACCCAAATTAAACCAAGCGCTGCGGCTGTTCCAGGGCCAACAATACCATCGGCATCTTTACCAGTCCACCCAAAAGACTTCTGAAATGCTTGAACAGCATACATCGTCTCATCGTTATAGCTACCACCAACACGAACAGTTGGCGAACGATGGGCTAAGTTAAGTGCTAACTGAACATTCCTAACACTATCAGAATCTAGTTGACCATTCCACATACGAGAAGCGAAAACCTTGCCATCCTGCAAAAAAGGAACAGCATCAAGATGCTTCTGAGGATCAACATACCCTGTTTTAGTCCAGTACGACTGCCTCTGAACTTCAAAATGAAGATGAGGACCCGTCGAATTCCCACGACTTCCGACAGTGCCAATTAACTGTCCAGCCCTAACTTTATCTCCTGGCTTAACCAGACAAGATTCAAGATGGGCTAAAACACCCCAAAAACCTGGAGTACCATCAGGTAAGCGATCGAAATCAATAACCGGGGAACGGTCACCAAAAGCAGGTCCCCAAGTACCAATACTAATAACTCGACCACTCCAAGGAGCAAAAACCTGAGTTCCTGCAATGGCCGAGAAATCAACCCCCTTATGAATACCGTCAGCCCAATAATTACCACGCCGGCCATACGGTGTCGAAGGAACAGGCTTACCTGGAATAGGTAACATTATTCAGCCTCATCCTCCACCTGCTGCCTACGCTTCCAAGACTGAACTCCGTAGTCTTTAATAAACGGAGTAAAGTAGGCAACAAAAATGGCTAAAAAGGCCCCGACAGCAGCAGAAACGCCGTCCTTATCTTTCAGCAGGGGGACGAGGTAAGAACTTATCCAGGCTAACACGGTTGCCGTCAATGTTAGCGCCAGGTGCTTCCACATAGGGTTCATAACGTATTACACCGCCTTTTATGCTTACGAGTGACATACTTGCAAGAACCTCTAGCAATCTACTCAGTTGCGTTGTAAGATTTTGAACCTGAGTGTTTGTATTAGCTAAGTCACCCTGAACAGTATCCAATCGCCCATTGAGATGCTCAATGGACTCTGGAATTCCCCTGCCATCACTCATAGTCAATTGACTCACGATGTAGTCTAATTTAGTTTCTATCTTCTGTCGGGCGTCACGCGGCTTGATATAGAACTTGTGTACCAGTGTACCGAGAATCATCACGACGGTCAACAGGGCTGCTACCTCGGTCCATGCCATACCAAACACTTGATTACTAATTACAGCAGTAGCAGCCAATAACGGCGCAGCATCAGTGAGGCTAGGTGCAATCATCATAAATCAGCAGAAAGATCAATATAAGCACTCAAACTATTGTATGCTTCTAACATACAGGAATAACCTGCCCCAGGAAATCCTGTTCCAGTTAATTGTGGGGTATACCCTCGTTGTGTAGAGGAACCACCTGTTTTTGTTACTGAATAGTGTGTAGAACCATCATATAGTCCAAGCGTAGACGAACCGTCCCAAGAAGGCGGTTTACGCATCAACACTGGAGTAGCAATATCAGCATAAGCAATAGTAGTGCTAGCAAAAATAGCGGGGCCAAACTTACCATATACATATGAACCAGGAGTAAGACGCACAAAGTATCGTTGACATTTTAACAACTCTTCAGAAATACTACGAATTTCAAATGGGGTTGCAGTCGATCCAACCTCTGCTTGAATACCCCAAAGATCAATCTGCTCATTCTGAATTCCAAGTGATGTAGTTTTAGAGTTATGGTCACTTCCAGCAGAAGTCCAAAAATTAAACTGTAGAACATCATCACCATTTGAGCCGAGTGTTTTACCAGAAATGCTTGGAATAGTAGCTGTTAAAGAATACCTAGCAAACGTACCACTAAGAGCAACTTTACCGAACGCAATAACCACGGCCGACGACGGAGAGCCGCCCGTACCAAACCACTGCGTCGCGCTCACAGCAAAACTCGCAGGGCCACCACCAAGGACGCGGGCCCAGAACGAGACGGTTACAGTCCTGTTAGATAAAATTCGAACACTCTCCAACGCCTGCGAGAGTTGCGCGTAATCTGATGCGGCAGACTGACCGCTGGTGGTTATATATGCATATTTTTCTGGCGATTCTGGAATACCTCCAGAAGTATCGCCAAGAACAAAACTAGCAGAACCGTAAGAAATAGTGCCGCCAGAACCGTTCCGCTTCCAACGATCAAGAACATAACCATCAGTTGTTCTACTTGAAAGCTGTCTCTGGTTAATAGAAAGTGCTGGATTATGAAAATAATTACGATTACGGAAAGTATCTACATACTGCTTTGTGACTGCACCAAGAGCATCTGTCGGATCAGCATAAAGAAGAACCGCCCCAGTAGCCCTCATAATTTTAAGTGCTTCAGCAATCAAAGAGCCGTTATCATCATACGCTTTAATAGACAGATCAGATCCAGCGTTTGATCCACCTTCTGCTGTAGTATTAGCACCAAGTAACCAACGCTTCACGTCATTCGTATTAACCTGAAGCGCACCGTCGTAACCAGCAGGGCGGTCAAGAATCAACTTAGCCGCAGCAGCAGACGTATCAATCTCAAGATCAGCCGTCATCGTATCGCCGGCGCGATCAACTTTCAGAGCATCCTGAGCATCAATGTACGTCTTGTTACTGATACCAAGTGACGGAACATTTGACGTCGGGTAAATAGTAGAAATATCTAATGGACTGCCACTTGTAGGCAACTCCATATACCAAGACTTACCATTCGGAATACGCTCATCAACATACCAGAGCCAGCCGTTAGGCTCAACATTAACGTCATCAGTTACCATCAAAGTAGTGCTGAATGCACCGTTAGCATCAAGAATAACAGTTTGACCAGTAACAATGTAAACATTACCGTCAGTATCGTAAACCAACGTATTCGATGGCGTGAACTCCAATTCCCCGACAGCAGGGGTGCCGTCGGGGGCAAGGAACTTACCTGTAACAGTCCTAGTAGCGACAGCCACCGTATCTCCTAATACTTACAGGTTACGAATTTCGTCCAAAACCTCATCATGAACACGTTCAAGCTTTTCTTGAAGAAGTGAACGCTTTACAACAGTACGTGAACTAATTAACTTATCACGCAATGCAGTACGCAACCAGAACTCGAAATCAGTACTAGTAGCGAACACGCCATCAATACCGATAATTTTCGGATAAAGATCAAACGGAACAACCATTCCCGGTAAAGCAATGGTAGCTGGATCAGTAACAACAACAGGATCAGGAACAGGCTCAGACATTACTTTTCTCCTTTAAACAGAGTGGGGCGGGAGGCTGGCCCCGCACCGAACAGCCTCCCGCCCCAGACTTAACTACGCCTCAGTAATGTCGTCCAGAAGACCCTGAGCGTTGCGCTGCTCCAAACCAATCTGCCAGTACTGCTTCAGAACGGCCTCGAAGCCATCCTTACCGTTAACCCACTTCCAGATGCCGCCGTCCTGATCCAGCCACGACCAATCCTTATCGCGGTAGACCTTGAACTTATCCTCGTCGAGGAACCACATCTGGTTCTTCGGCGCATCAACATCATCGACAACGGGAATCTCACGACCGTGGTTAAACGCAAGGCCAGTGAAACCGCCAGCGAACTCCTTGGTGTTCGCGTAACGACGCTGCTGAGTAAGCAGGTTGAAGTAAGCACGCCGAACACCAAGCGACGTGAACACGACAGACGTAGTGCCTCCCTGCACACGAATGTCGTCAACCTCCTTAATCATCAGAGCCTCCGACAGGGCACGCGGCGTGCCGGAGTTATCGTTAATCGTCGACTTCCACACCGGGTAAGTCGTGGTGTTAACGTTGAACAGGTTTCCGGTACCAACCAGAGCCTTAAGGCCGAGAGGCTCACGACCGAAGTTACCACGGCGAACGATAGCGTCGCCAGAAGCAACCGTCGGCACCGTACCGACCACCGTAATGGTACTGGCAGCGGTATCGACAGCCGACAGGGTAAGCGCACCGGCGTTGTTAGGCGTTGGCAGACCAGCACCGTACAGCGGAGCGTTCAGGTTAGACTGAGACTCGCTGTAAGACGGGCCACCAGGCGCATAGGCGGCCACATCAGTAGCGTCAATAATATCCAGAACCATACCGATCTGGCCAAAGAAGTTCTGCACATCATCGACAGGGATAACCTGACCAGTAGCCGCACCCGTCGCGGTGGCGAAGATACCAGTACCGTCCCCATAGAAGATTCGCGCAGAATCCTTACGGATATCAGACTTGATACCGTTCATCTCGCGATCGAGGGCAGACGCAAACGACTGAGGATTAGTCTCAGCGAGGTCCATAGCCTGACCCGACAGCTTAACGCGACCGTAGCCGTACTTCAGACCAACGTTCACACGAGCGTAACCCTGCGTACCGGGGTCCTGTAATGTCTCGTCCTCTTCGCGGTAACCGATACCGGCATTACGCTGCACCCGAATCGGGAACGTCACGTACTTGCCGCCGACCTCCGACGTAACGCCGTCAGAAGTACGCTCGATGCGCTTAAGGCCGATAACCTCGTCCTGTAACTGCTCTCGAATCTGACCCTGGTAGAGTTCTTTAGTTAACGCATTAACCGTAGTAAGAGTGGCGACGCTTGCCACAGTAGTCTCTCCTTGTTATGATTGTTCGGCTCGGGAAGCCTCTAGGAGCTGAATAATTAAGCTCTTAGTGTCTCCCCTTGACATTTTGGAAACATCCGGCCCAGGGACAGCGGGGATTCCACCCCCACTATTCATAACTTTAGGAGCGACAGGACGACTAGGCTGTGCGACAGGCTGAGGCTGCTGCGGCTGTGCTTTAGGGGTAGGCGCCTTCGTCGGGTTAATCCGAGCAACTAATGCCTGATACTGCCCAACAGCGTCATCACCATCCATGCCGTTAGCAAGGAGAGCAATAACATAATCCTCATCAAAATCGCCATGCTCTTCACGAAGTTCAGCTAAGTATTCTTCGAGAGCCGCATCCTCTTCAGCCTCTTCCTGAGCCTGATTACGGTTAGTAGCCTCTCGAACAAGACCCTCTAAAACCTGCTCGTGGAGCCCGACCTTCTCTAACGCTGCCTTAATTGGTCCGGGTAAATCATCAATATCAAAATCCTCATCGTCGTCATTAGATGACGTTGAGGCAGCCTGAGAAACCTGCTGTGGGCTAAGTCCGTAAACTCTCCCAATTGCTTCCCATGTTGCTGCGGGATTTTCCTGTAAAGCCCCCATAATCTTGAGGGCCTCGCCTACATAATCAGAATCATACTTCTCAACTAATTCTTTATACGGATCATACTCTTTATGAATTTTCTCGAAACGCCGACTAACGCCCTTGTCCCACTTCTCTAACTGAGGACGCAGTGCTTCGTGGTATTCCTCGGGAACAGCATTTAAGATTGTCTGCCAGTGAACATTCTCATCCTGCTCAGGCTGCTCAACCTCAGTCTGTTCAGGCTGTACCTCTTCTGCTGCATCCGTAACTGTCTGCGGGGCGGGGTTGTTAGCCTGCCCCAACATACGAACGGCTAGGTCCTGAATGCTCAGGCCCTCCGTACCGTCGTTGGTCTTAGGCGGCATTTCTTATTATCTCCTGATTTAGTAGAGACGCTCTCGCGTAACGAGCTTCGCAGCCGACGTCGAGAACGTATTGGGAATACCAGCAGTACCGTCCTGATCCAGACCGGGACTAATGGTAAACTCATCCGTAACCACAACATCACCAGTAACAAGGTCGCTGCCCTTGTCGTAAACGACAGAGGTTCCACCAAGACCAGTGAGGTCGACAGTAACGGACTGAGTAGATCCTGGAACAGTAGCCAGAGTCAGAACTAACCACGCCGTCATAGTAGCGGGCGCAGCAGGCAGTGCATCCGTCCAAGTAAAGACCCAGGTATCGATGGTATCATCAGCCGCCGAAGTAACCGGGTACTCCTGAACACTATCTGCACCAGCAGCCAGCAAACGACCAGAAGGCTGCATACCAGCAGCGTCATTAGCTAACCGAGTTGCGTAAATCTTATCGTTGACAGTCATCGCAGCAATATCTGCTGCTGAGTAGCCCGCCGAGTTAAGTGCCGAATTAAGTGCTGCTTCATCTGCATAATTAGCGCTTAAAGGGCTAGCACCCGTAGGCGTTCGACGGGCATCAATAAAATCAGTCTGAATTCCGCCACCAAGTGCAGTAGTCATATCTTAATTCCCTTGTTCTGGGGGCTGCGTACTAGATTCTGCTTCTGTATTTCCACCGGGCGGCGGAGGTTCCTGCTGTTCCTGCTGCATCATCTGTTGCTGCGGGTTTTCTAACACCATTCCTGGTTGACCACCGGGCATACCGGCTGTCGGCTGGAAACCCGTCATAAGCGCCATCTGGTGCATATTAACATGGTGCTCGAACAACTGCTTAACAATATCAGGCTGATTATCGAACTCTTGACTCTTACGGAAAAGATTGTGGAACTGAATATGAGCTTCGTGATTATCGAAACTATTTGGCAAGAACATCTGAGGAATCTGAGGCGGTACCTCTTGACCATCCGGGCCCATCTGAGGCTGCATGAGGTCAGGTGGCATGACCGCCCCTGCCTCGGTCATAAGCATATTCTCCCTGAACGCCTGATGCTTGTCAACAAGGAACTCATCATTAGCGTCCCTAATGTCGTTCATTTCAAGAAGATCGAACAACATATTAGGATCAATAGCGCCAAGCTTAAACAGATCAAGAAGGAACGCCTGACGCTGCTGTTTACCAAGAGGAATAGCGGAACCGGGCTCCACTCTAATATCTGTGTTACCGCGAAGATCGCTAGCCTTCCAAATTGCAGCATCAACGCTCTTATCACGACCAACAATACGAACAGCCCGAGGAATATCCCAGTAGTAGATAACATACTTAAGGTACTGACGAGCAACCTTTTCAACAAACTCTTCGACAGAAGCAACAGAGGAAGCAAGCTTCGACTCATCCTGTTCCTGTAAGTAACTCAATGCAGAATAAGCAGTAACCTGTGAAGGATTCTGACCGCGAGAAATCTCATGCTGACCGCTAACATCATCCATATCCTGCACAAGCCTGTCGACTTCCTGTAACACATAGCTAGGAAGCGACTGAATAGGCAGCGGGGTTGGCGGGTTTAATCCTGGCTGATACTGAATAACCTGACCGGGCTCAGATGTAATCTTCCGAGGATCAATAGAACCTTTAGGAGCCATCAACTGAGGCTTTGCCATCAGATTCTTAGATTCAATAATCTGACTACGGGTACGGTTTAACTCACGCTGTAACGGAATCAGATCAGTGATAACGGAATCAGCGTAAAACTTGCCGGTCTGAATGTGATCGAACTTAGCGAATGGGTACTCTCCGTGAGGGTACGGGTATCCATCCACTCGCTGAACAACCTGCGAATCAACAACAGTAAGCAGGCCACCCCGAGGGAAGAGCTTATGACCATAAGGCTTAATCCAGACCTCATGGCAAAGCACTCCGTCTTTCTTAGTAACGGATGCATCATTCTTAATATTAAGGAACTCAGTGCGGAACAGTTCATCAGTAGCAGAAACCTTAGGGGAAACATCAACACCGTAAGTACGCTTAACGTACTCAGCCGTTTTAATAGTCGAATGAATAACGTAAGGCTGCTCTTCAATCTCTTCGATAGTTAAATCAGGGACGAGAAGATGGAAGGGGGAAACAACTTCCATCTTCACGTCCCCGATAGCAAACTCTTGACCTGTTTCTGGATGCTGCTGCTTATCTCCTGCACTCTGATCCCAATAAGACTTCAGGAATGCATTACCGCAGATGGTACCCCACCAAAGCACACGGCGTAACAGCTTCTTGATCTCTTTATCCCTATACGCTGCTTCCCAGATTTGCTCAGCGGCCCTAGCGGCTGCCTTATCCTGTTCCTCCCCAGTAGCAGGAATAACATATGCTGTCGGTCGCTGGGCAATTAGCTTAGCAATCTCAGTTCGAATAATACCACGAACCCTGTTAATAACAAGGCGGACTCTCCACGGTGGCGCTTTAGGCGTCTGAAAAACAATAGCAGTACCGGACCTTAACGGCCGAACATACTGCTTACCCGTGTAGAAAGCGAGGTTAAGATACCACTGAGTTTCGTGGTCTTCACGAATCTGCTTACACTTCTTGAACTGATCTTCAACCCAAGTACCTAATCCTTTGTTCTCTTCATTACGTTTAAACGCAAGAAGTAACTCAGGATTCTGCAACATCTGAGTAGTCAGGTCAATACTCACAGGCCATCCCTCAACATTTCAGTATCGAAGTCATCTAATTCAACTTCTCCAACAGGCATGCCTGCTGCCGTTGACCTAATCCACAACTCTAGTTCGCGATTATCTACTGTCTGATACCCAGATTCCTCTTGCTCTTCATCACTAACACCTGTTGCTGAATTCAAAGCATACAAAGTGTGAATATCAGTTGCTCGAACCTGATTTAAGAGTTCCTGATTCTGTTTCTGCAAGGAGTCGAGCAATTTCGTCTGGGTCTGATGGATCTTCAAGGATAGGTAAGTCACTAATGTTAACGCTAGGCACGCTACTACTGTCACCAGAATCAATGCGAACATCAAGCAGTTCCTTTAATCTCTTGACCTTTTCTGTCAGTTCAATGTTGAGAGAAAGAATCTCGTTGTACCGACGGAGCAGCATTGCATGATTCTCTTTAGAAACCATAAGAGCAAAGCTGCCGATTTCAAGACAACAAGGAACACAGAAATAGATGAAACCGTACTCAGGTAACTCAATCATCGGGTTAGCCCAAACCTCACCTGGGTTCGGAGCTTTACCGCAGATGGCACAAGTACCCGGTTCGATTAAATACCGAACCTCAACCGGCTGAACTCTAGCTGGAGAATTTAAACGAACATCATTCATAACAAACTTTCCTAGGGTATATGCGGGATAAGGGCGCACCCCACCCCCGACAGGTCCTAGTGTATCCTGAGGGTGGGGGGTCGATCAACGAGTCTTTTACTGAAAGGACTGCACGAGTATTTAGGAGTTAAAGATGACTAAACACACGCTTGACGAACTAGCCGAAGCCGCTCGCTGTGCTCTATCTGATCTTGAAGACGCAGAAGACGCTAGGAGAGCATCAATTAGGAGCCTGCATTATTATCTAGGAGAAATCCAAAGAGTAACAGCACCCCTACCAAAGACCACCCAGCATGTCATCACCCTCCCGGTGAGCGTAATCCCTACCCCCAGAGGCTAACGCCTCATACTCACCTGCACGTAACGTTGTAACTGTAAAGTCACCATCTGTAGACCTTACAGCACCTTCCCAGTTTTTCAATGCCTCGGCCCGGCCTTGTGTTTCTTCTGTGAAGATAGAACCAAGGTCGGGCCGAGACATTAAAAAATACCTGAGACTATCACAACTATGATCATCCTTCTTATGAGGCTCTTCCATCTTGTTGTATTCAGCATTCAACTTCTTAGATGTGTAGGTCTTCCACTTATATCGCGCCATTTCCCTTCTCATGTTGACGCAATCTTTAGTGACTGACCACATAGGACGCTTTGCCGCACCACGCGGTTTAATGTACGAGTTCACCCGCTCAATGCCGGCTTTAACATCATTGTTGCCCAGCATCCACGGAATACCGTACTTTAAGTATTCCTGATGAATACTCGTGCCTGTAATCGGATCAGTATTCCTAATGCTAGGATCGGCAACCCAAATAGTTGGTTCAATACGGTGAGCCCTGTTAAACTTATGAATAATCGCAGCATGCTCACGAACTGTTGCTCCCGACAGGTAGTGCTCATGGTATGTTAAGATTCTACCTTCTGGTAGAATAGCGTGCCAGTATACCGCTGTCGGGTTGTTGTACCCATGGTCGAGACTAACCCCGATAGGAATATTACGCGGCATACGTAGGTTTTCTTTATCGACAACGTGGATACCGCCCGGGTGTGGGTCGAAAGACTTATAGATCCTACCACCGAACTCAACGAAAATTCCCTGTCCACGGGCTTTCCGTTCTTCTTCGTCGAGTCCATCTAAGAACTCCTGAACCTCTGCCATATTAAGATGTGGGTTCTCTTCCATCGACACAGTAGTGTTATGGAAGCCCGGCTTACCTTCTTCGCCAGGTAAGAAAATAGCATCATAGACCCACGACATGCCCTCGACAGGGGTCATAGCAAACCACTGATGCCCGCCTGTATCAATCAGACGGGCTTTATTCTCAGTGTAGATGGCCTCGGGCGGTTCCTCGTCATAGCTAATGAAGTGGCGTGAAGTACCAGCGAATTTATCCAGATCAGATTCGTAAGATAGGATTTCCAGCATTGAGCCGTTTGAACAATTCAGGACATGCTCTTGTTTATGGTAACTATCCTCCCAAGAGCCATTGATTAGAAGGCTCGGAGGCATCAGTTGCTTCAACAATGGTTGAATAATCTTTTCCCATCCGTTGATGTAGTCGACTGTATTAATACGACCCCGACAGGGCTCCCAATCGGGCACAGGAATTCTACGGTATGGGTGATCCTTACGCAGCCAAAACACGCACTCAGCGATAGAGCCGAATGACTTTCCTGAACGGTTACCCCCAATATACAGGCGCGTTTTAGCTGGTGAACTGTGAAAGTCCACCTGTTTCGCATGGGGAATGTAACTGTTAATGTTCGGTGACCCCGCCTGTCGGCGTAATGACTCACCGAGAGATAGCAGGAAGTTGTCTTGGCGTACTGGATCAGGTTTAGGCATATCCTAGCATTTTCCTTAAGAATCTTCTGTTCATAGGAGTGGTTCCGCCCCAGATACCGAACCGCTCATTATTTTCAAGTGCAAAGTTCCGACAGGCTTCCATACCATCGCATTCTTTGCACATTGCGATTGCTTTAATTGTTGCTAAGCTGTTAAGGGATCTCCCGTTCTCTGGAAAATGTAAGTTATCAATACCTTTACATTTGGCGTTTGAAATAAGTGGTAAGTTAATCAGTAAAGGTGATGGTGGAAAACCCTGTCTCCCGACAGGCTCCCCTGTACCTCCCTCGTCAATGTCCTCAACCGACATTGCAGACATTCTAGATGAACTCCTTAATTCATGCAACCACCCAGTTAATAACAATTGCAGTAGTAGCCAGGCAGTTGGTAAATGTAAATGATGTACCAGACCAACTCTTAACTTCAGGATTCGCAGCGTGATTTCCGTAGTCACCATTACTGATAACTACACCAATGTTAATATCAATTCCAGTATCAATTGTCCCTTCCCCTGAGCCATCGGTCGTCAGACTTGACGACCCAACTAACGGCCTTGTATGTGAATGGTTACCTGCCGCAGCCTGCATCGGCCCGGCACCTAATGTGTGGTGCGGGCTCTCAGCCGTAGCGTCAGTATCTTTTACTGTTTCTGCCTGTCTTGGAGCAAATGGATCAGCCATATTCTATAACCTGCCCTGCAATAGCTCTAGTTGGCTGTGCTGACTGTTGTGTATGACCTGCTTGAAGGACAAGAATGTCATCTGCAATCGCACGTAGTGTTTCTGGGTCCTTTACATGTCGCTGAATTACTTCAACTACACCCCGTAGGAGTTCACTTCCGAAGTTGTTATTAATAGTAACGCCGCTTGCACGGCTTTCCGCGAAGCGGCCTGTAATTGCATTGAAGTATTTAATTGCTCCTAAGTCACCCTGTCGAACCCGTCCGATCAGTGCAATATGCGCATCAGACTGGTTTTCCAGAAGTAACTGTTCCGCCCGTTCCCGACAGTAAGCCTGGTATGCTGGGTCCTTAAGCCATGCGTTGAATTCCGACAGGGAGACCCCTGCCTCAGTCAACTTCTTAACACGAGCACGGCTGTCGTGAACATCTAATAGCATATTAGCAACAGTCATCTGCTGCTCCGTCAGAACGTACTTTGAGAACGCCGGGCGCTTATCCCCCACCCCAATAGTTTCGAGGATGTGAAGCATCACGGTGTCCGGTAAACCCCGGCCCTTAAGGTTCGCTACGAACGCAGGGTTAGTCCAACACGACAGGTAGAAGTCTTCAGTGACCTCTACCCCTTCAGCCTTAAGCTGTTCAAGCGTCGGTAGGAGGGAGCGTTTCCAGTATGTTTGTTCCATGTATAGCAGGAACTCGTACTGCTCCGGTGTCAGTGTTTGGTTTTCACTCACCCCGTATCAGCCTCCCTGCGTAGTAATCTACTACCGGCATTCTTTTACCGGGCGGGTAAAGTATCGGGCACTGTCTAATCCGGTATAACTGTTCCGGTGGCTTGCTAGGGTCCGGCTCGTAAGGCGTTACCGGGACTTCACCGCGTTCCATTACGTTAAGCGTCCGTGATCCGTCAGCAACAACCATTTCTTTACCGTCATCCGGCCCACCCCAAATCACTACCACCATCAATTCACCACCATTGCTTTCAGCCGGTCAACCAACTCCCACACCGGGTAAGTGTCATTAGCCACCGGCGCGTTCAGTACGTACTCCCCGCTTTCAACGTAGTCTATAAGTTGTTCTAAAGCGATACGAATACTGCCTGCCTGCTGACCTTTGGTTTCAAAACGGTGTACCGCACTTGCTGGTACCGCTAAGCCTTTACTCAACTCGTATTGTGTCGGCCGCTTAATGCTGTGAAGTAGGTGCGAATCTGTGCTGAAAATGCTAGCGTGTACCCAGCTTCTACTAAACGTAGTTGGTTTCAGCAACCTACTTGGTAACCAGTTCTGAAGCCACTCCCGGCGAACAGCCAACTGCGCTTCGTAGTACCAACCCTCCAATATCTCTTTAGGTATACTTTGATAACTAGTGATGTTTTCGACCCACGACAGGGCAGTCGTTGAATGGGCCCCGAAATTAATCACCTCTACCCCGCCGGGGAATAAGCCTGCGGCGCTGGGGAAGTGCTTAATGAGTTTCTGAGCGGTTGCTGGCTCAGGATCAGTTTGAAAACGATCCAGTAAGCCATCAGTACGATAGAATTCTAGTAAACAGACAGGTGGCGTTGGAAAGCATAACTGTTCTGCTTTAAGGAGATAATTCACACCCCGCCCGGTGAGCACCGCGAGGTCCGACCGGGTGAGGCCAAGACCCTCACGAAGTTCCCTGAACATACTGGAAGCATAGCACAGGAATATACCCATGTCAAATGAAAAATAATTTTTGAGAGCAAAAACAAAAAAAAATTTTGAGAGCGGTAAGCCGCAACAAAAAAAAAATTTGAGAGCGGTAAGCCGCAACAACTTTATACTGGGACTCCGACAACTTTTACGACATGCGTTGCTGCTTCTTGTGGTGGTGTTGGCCAACGACAGCCACCTACCTACCTACTCCACCCACCAGTACCAATACACCAGGTTGCTTACGTGTCTCAACAACATAGAACACGCCTTGGTGCAGCCCCGCTATATCCATCTAGCGCACCAGCGTAACACATAAGCGCTTAACGCTTGTCAAGGCGAAGAAGAGCGCTTCGCCTTGACAAGCTACGCTTATGTGTTGCGCTTATCCGCGCCAGATGGGAAGGTCCCGTCCGGCTGGAAGGAGCACTCAATCATGTCCGCTGGTTTCCGTCTCAGCAATGAGCGCACAATTGCCACTCGTAAGCACGCGAACGGCGCTTACACGGTCGGCCTTAGGGCCCGTCAGGTTGGCAAGGAATTCTTCGTGGACTGGTACGTCCAGCACGACGGCAACGACAGCCCGTGCGCGTCCAATACTCTCAAGGCTGACAGCAAGGACGCTGCCCGCGAAATGTGGCAGCGCATTGCTGCCACGCTTCTCTAGTAGCAGCAGTACGGGTGGGTTAGGGCAGCAAAAGCGGCTGCCCTAACCCACCTTTCGCTTTTTTTACTGTTACCCGCAATTCCGATGGACTGGAGTTTACTGCAAACAACCTAGAACAGCCTCTGTGCGGGCTTCTTTTTTCATCATCAGTCGGCTTCAGCCTATCACATAAGCGGCGGAACCTGTCAAGCCGAGGAAAAGCGCCTCGGCTTGACAGAACCACGCCACTTATGTGATTACGGCTAGCCGTCTGATTCTGAGGGGGCTGCGTGCTTGGTGGTACCGGATTACTGACGCTGAGTTCCATTGACTGAAGTTACTGTGCGTAATCGAAGATAACTATTCCTGACACTTATCCCGAGCAAGATCATTTTGGTTAGGGTAGCCTACTCGAACACTTTCGGGCTTCCTTTCGTACAGATTCTCGCTCCTTTCGAACACTTTCTCGATCCTTTCGAACATTCGACTGGATACCCCCACCCGTACCTAGAAGCCTCTCTAAGCCATCGAAAACTACGTACCCTAATCCGAGTACCCTCTAGACCTTTCCAGCCCCCAGACAGGCCCTCCTGCGTCTCCTGAGCCATCCCGCATCCCCGACCCCGGCCACCATCTATACGACCCCCGACAGGGCGCCCGGCCCTGTAACCCCACAGCCGTCACCGCCGCCACTGCGTACCGGCTCCCGACCGGGGCCCCCCCTTTAGGGGGGGCCCCAGGGCCGGCCGCAGTTGTCATCAAAACCAGATACCCCCCACCCTCCATAAGCGAAAGGAGAAATTAACTAACTCAGTGACACAGAGTAACACACCACTCCCCCTGTCGGGCCCTTCCCCGGTCTTCCCAGGCCGGCTTGGGTGCCCAGACACAACCTCAAGTAACAAACAAGCGACCAGAAGGAGCACAAGCACCATGTACCTCGTTATCGATCAGTACGGTGACGTTGTTACCGGAAGCACTAGCTTCAACCACTGCATTATCGCGTTCCGTAGTTGGCTGGAAAGCAACAGCAACAGCCCGTTCATCTCCCCTGAGGACGCCGGTACCTACCGGAAGGCCGCACAAGCACTCTTGACCATGAGCACCGATAAGCTCCCGCGTAAGTTCCAGGCCGGGACTTACACGTTCACCATCGCCAAGTACACTGAACTCTCATAAGAAGGAGCACACCATGCGCACACGCATAGAGAACGACTACGTACTCGCAATGCTCGAAGAGTACGCAGGTTGTGATTGGGAAACAGCACTCGACGAAATCCGGGTAGACAACAATCCGGTAGCTGCCGCTAGGATGCTGTTGTTCCCCATCATCCAAGCAGTTGAAATCGAGCACCACGACCAAGACATTCTCCCGTGGATGACAACAATCCGCAGGGAAGTAGCGAACGCTGTTCGAGCAGCTACGCCGCAGACTCGGGAAGAAAACGCACGTAACGTCTGGGCGGAAGAAGAGCCTGAGACTTACGACCCCGATGACACAACGTACACGGAGAGCACTAACTACCAGCGAGACATAGACGGTGTGTACGACGTGCTGCTGGACCCAGAACTCCCTGTCGAAATAGTCAACCTTACGCGCGACAGCATTGTCGATTGGTCGCGTAGCGTTCGACAGAACAGTCAGCGCTGGCTCGCTAAGGTCAACGTTGAAATCATTGACCGTTGCGATAACTGGGACGGCTTCACGTACCGGAACAAGCACATCTTCTTCACCCGTGCGCTGTTCAAGATCAACACGCAGGTTGTTGGACGTGACCCCGCAGACTTTGCTGTCGGGCCCGTTATCGTTAGCCCAGGTAGTCACGCAGTATGTGGCATCTGCGCTAACACCAAGTTCCGCAAGACTTGGAGCCTCGACCTGTCGGAGCGTACAACCCGCGAACAGCAGACGGATGCTACCGCTCAGATCATTGAGCACGCTATGAGCATCCACACTAGAAATCTCGCTTCGACAGCAGCACTCAACAAAACACTTTCGGAACCCGGTGGTGCTTTCAAGATGCACAAGCACAGCATCAATAGGCCCATTCCCGCTTGTGTCCAGACCGCGCTGACGTTTACGGGTGGAAGCATCCCCGTGTACATCAAGGAGGCTCGCTTCTAATGAGTAAGCACTTACCTACCTGCAATAAATACTGTGCAATCTCTCATTGTAAAGCTGAGGATTGCACAAGAGACAGCATGCATGGTTCTCCATACTGCTACGAACACGGGAGAACACTCAACCAACAAGGGAGGCAGCGTTCAAGTGAGCAAGTTTGATGAACTAGACGAACTCATCGACAAAGGAGCTATCGCTCTTTATCGACTCCAAGGTTGGAAAGACCGTAAGCCAGATTGGCACTCTGGTGATGCCGAGCACCTACAAGCTGCCGCCGTTATCGACGCAGTATTCCCGAAGTTCACCAGCCTGCACAAGGCTGCCTGCAACTTCTGTGGAGCAGCTATCACAGAAGGCGTACCACACAAAAAGTGGTGTCCTGTTCTCAAAGGAACTTAACACTCCTGTCGGGTCCCGGGGTGGTTGGCTTGTCGGGTCAGCCACCTTGGGTGCCCGGATACAATCATCAGTGCAAGACCTCACACAACAATCACAGGAGGAACGCCACAATGTCCACCGATAACCTCTTCATCGTTTCCGGTACCGGCCCACGCAACATCCAGAACCGCGAGCACGTTGCTGAGCAGGTCGAAGCAATTCTCGTCGAACTCCTCACAGAGCACGGCGATAAGCTCCGTGTGCTGTCGGGTGGAGCACAGGGTTTCGACCACCTGCTCGCAATTGTCGCCAAGAAGTTGGGCATCCCGTACTCGCTGGTGCTTCCGAACCAGACTTTCCCCTCGTACTACTGGGGCGGCAAGGACAAGAATTCCGACGGTACGAACCGCATGGCCGAATTCAACATGATGGCCGAAGGCGCTACGAAGATCCGCATCGTTACGGAGAACATCTTCGTTACACACCCCGACGGTACGCGGGAGCACGCTAACTTCTTCCGCAACACCAAGCTGGTCAAGTACGCAGACTTGGTGCTGGCCGGTGTTACCAGCATTGAGGATGCTACCTCGGGAACCGCCAACACAATCGCTAAGGCCGTCAAGGCCGGTAAGCCGATCCGTTACCTCCCGAGCAACAAGAGCACCGATGAGTTCGACTGGACGGAGCGCGCTGTCTTCGAGTAGACTCATCACGCCGGAGGGGACGCCGGCACACCGAAGGTACCTGGGCTCGTTACTGCTCCTTCCGAGCCCAGGTACCTTCCTTTTTTTCTTCCGAAAAAACATAAAGACGACTACGCCGACGCATTGCGGGCACCGACTTTCAAACCTATTACGGGGGGCTAGGGTTAGATGGACTGGAGTTTAACCAGGTCCCAACCCAAGCTAAGTTTAACCGCAGATTTGACAATCTTTAATTTTCATGATATACTCACATCCGTAGATAGGAGCACCAATGAGAATCAACCAGAATAGCCCCCGGCTCAATGACCTCCTGTCGGAGTGGAGCCCTACCGAAAAGACAGCAGCACTAGTTAAAGCTAGCATCAAGCGTTCGCAGCTAGTTCAGAACGGCCTTGATAAGATTACATGGCTCGATATCATCTACTTGGCTGTCGGAGCAGTTGCAAAGCCTTTCGATAGCAAGGATTTCCAGCATTACCTTGACCATTTCGACAGGGAGACGCTAAATACCCTCGACAGGTACAAGGGAGTCAGTTCCCGCACCCTTGACGTCCTCTGGGAAGAGATTACGAGGCGTAATTACAAGTGAATGATCGTGATAGAGACCTAGTTTACGCCGCTGCCCTGTCGATGATTGATAACGGTACTGTTAGGCTTCACAGAGCTATGAGAAGGCTAAATATCGACAGGAAAAAGGCTTTTGAAGCCTCTCTTATGATTCACGAAGGCTTGTTACTTCGAAAGGAACTCAAAAATGGCAAAGCAGGCTAAGCCTAAGACCGTCAGTAGCGCTAAGACCACTACTGCTACGAATGTAGGACGCCCTAACGGTAAGGCTTGGAAGAAGTCTTGGGGACCTTCTGGCCCGCCCCTGAATGTGCTCACTACTGCTCAGGAACAGCACTCCAACGCTAAGAGGCGAGTTTCTCGTGACCGTTAAGCCTCATATGCATTTAGAACTGACTCTTGATGAAGATACTAACCATATTCTCGTTACAGCATCAGTCGAAATGGACGATGATCGTGTTGTTCAGCTTCAGTTTGATCCCCGTGAAGCACAAAGTATCGGCCTGACTCTCATTAGATATGGTTATGAAGCAGAGGCTATGTCAGCTCTGTATGATACCCTTACCGGACCAGCAGTAGACGGTATGAAGATCACTTCACAGATTGCTGAAAAGGTAATAACAGAGTTCATGGCAAACTTATTGAAGATTCCGCCGGAAGATAGGTGAACAAATGAGTTCAGGACACGAACGTACAGATATCACCACAACTTTCAAGGTTGACGGTATAACGTGCATTACTAAGTCAGGTTCGCAAGTGTTCATCGACCATGAAGACGAACACGGTAATGCGCGCCTGACACTTAACTTCACAAGTAACGCCGTTCAGGATACGTTCTTCTCAATGCTTTTCCGTATGATGAGCCATGAAATCGTCAACGGTATCCGAGGCTATGCCAGTGTCTACAGCTATTACGTTGAAGAAAAGACACTGGAAGGGTGGTACTCCGACTGGAAGAAGAAGGACGACACAGAGAAGAAGGCTGAAAACCTTAAGGTATTCTTGAAGGATAACTTCTCCAACCAATACCCAGATCCAGAAAATCCTATTATCTGGGCTTACGAACTTCTGCGTGAATACAAGGAGGAACTCAATGCTGGCAGCCCCGACGTAACACCCCCGTCAGAGCCCACAGACTGACTCTCACAGCCCAAAGCCGAGGGCGGGGTACCCGGCAGGGCATGGCAAGAAAAATTCGACAGAGAGAGGATGAGTGACTCCCCCTGTCGGGCTTGTCATGTCCTGCCAATGGGTATAGACTGGGATCGTTCTAGAGAACCGCCTAGCCGTGCATCGCGGAGGGCGCAACACAAGAGATAAGGAAAATAAAAGTGACTGACACTAAGAATGCAATTGTCCTTGATGACTTCGGTAAGCTTGCGCTTCAGAAGTATCAGGATATGGTGACTGCGTATAACGCCGAGGTCGCCAAGCTTAAGTCCGTCGAGAGCCTCGATGACTTCCGTGCCGATTTCGAGAAGTCGTGGCCGGGAGTTTCAGAGCTTAACGAGAAGATCGAAAAGCTTCAGTCCGCGCTTGAGGACCTGCTCGGTAAGCGTACCGTTGCTATCGAGAAGGTTATCGACGACGAGTACAAGAAGGCTGTCGAGGCTTCCGGTGTTGACCCGACTGCTCTTGATGAGCAGCTTAAGGCTGTCAACGCCACCAAGCGTTACCTCGTTTCCGTTTACGGAGACGGTGTGCTCGAAGATACTCCTAAGGTTGAGGGCCGCGGGCGTAGCGGTGGTTCCGGTAGCGGAACCGGGGGTCGCCGTATTCGCGGCTTCGACGTTTACGTTAACGGCCAGCTGGCTGGAAACAAGAACAAGGACGGCGAGATTCGTTCTACGTTCTCCGCTGCTGCTAAGGTTGTCGGCTGTGAGACGACTGAGTTGCAGCGCGCCTTCTTCGAGGCTGCCGGTAACACCGACACCAACACTGAGTCATTCCCGACGGTTGTCGAGTTCGACTTCAAGGATGCTAAGATCCGCGCCGTTAAGACCGATGACTCGTCTGAGGATGACGAGACTGACGACTGACAGCGTAGTTAACTAGTAAGCCCCCGACAGGTCTGTTCGTGGCGAACCTCCACCTGTCGGGGGCCTTACTTTTTTCAAGCAAAGGATCTTAGTATGGACCCCATTGGTAATACAATCCATTTGCTTGGTGCGCTGTTCACTATAGCTTACCTCTATGTAAACGGTATTCAGGTAATTCGTAGAAAGCAGTATCGACAAGCGCATCCAATCACTAATGACGATTTGACAAACTAAAGGGGATGGTGTATACTCAGAAGCATCGAAGGAGGCAGCATGTCTGATAATGATGTAGTTTTCCGCAAAGGCTCAGATCAAGAAATTGCTGATTTAGCAAAGAGCCTTGAAGAAATGCGTGCAATGCTGGCCTCATACCAGCAAGAGTTAGAACCCATCAAGGTTGAACTCCATGCTATTCATGAAAAGAAGGAAGACGCCAAGCAGGAGTATCTTCGCAAGGTTGAAGCTATTGCTGAGCGTGAGCAAGAGCTAATCCAAGCGCGTAACCAGCATAACAACCTTCTCCGACAGGCGCAAGCACAAGTAAACGACGCTGAACGACAACTCCACGAAGCACAGCGCCTAGAGCGTATTGCTGCTGAAAGTGCAGACCTCGAAAAGCGACTGGAAGAAGCACTAGT